CGTCATTGACGCGCTCAGATTGCCTACTGGCTGTTAAATCTGGATATCCCATAATTGCGGTGAATAGCAGCTGGCGTTTGGTTCCAGAGTGCCGCTATTTGTTTGCTGCTGACTTTGCCTGGTGGGATAAGTACCACGGCCTGCTGGATATACCCGCTGAGAGGTGGACAGCCAGTCCAAGAGCCCAAACCCACTACGGACTGAATCTGTTTGTGCCTGGTGATGCCGGTTCGTTTAATTCAGGGCAACGAGCAATACAGCTTGCTGAATACCTCGGTGCTCGGCGGGTCATCCTGTTGGGTTATGACTGCTCACTGGATAACGGCCTACATTGGCATGGTGAGCATCCTGACAAAATGCATAACCCCACATACCACGAAGTTGAGCGATGGCAACGTGAATTTGCTGCGTTGAATAAAAATTTCCCAGAAGTGGAAATAATTAATTGTTCTCGGCGCACGGCTTTAACTTGTTTCCCTAAAAACATACCTGAGAATTTATTTCATGCCTGAAAAACTCTATTTCGACGGAATGCATGGTATTGGCGACAACATCAATCAACGATGTTTTATTAAAGCGCTGGTGAATAAAGGCCACGAAATATGGCTTAAAACGCCACTGCCTGAAATATATGCTGGTATCGATAACTTGCATTTTGTCAGAACAAATACACCATTACGCACACAGCGTAAAAATGAGCAAGCCAGCAGTGTCATATTCGAACGTGAACCGCCTGGTGTTCCATGCAAACGTATTTTTTATGGGAATGGTCATCTTCAGGCAGGAAGTATCTTCGATGCTATGGAACAGCAGTTTGGCATTGTGCCGGCGGAGATGGACCTCCCGCATTTTCCTGCGCCAGATATTCCCCTGCCTAACGGTAAACCGATAGCACTCATCAGACCAACGACAGAGCGCACTGAGTGGCATAACGCCAGCCGTGGCCCGCTTAACGAGTACGTCGACGCAGTAGCAAAGATGTTGGCTTTGCGTGGTTTCCACGTAATCAGCATTGCTGACAATGCTCCAGAGCTTGAGTGGATACCAGACGTCGAGCCGTTCGCCCACCGAAAGCTGCACAACGGCGAATTGACGGTAACCCAGATGCTGGCGCTGGTGGAAAAGGCTGACATTGTCCTGACCGGTGCTTGCGTCATATCTCACGCTGCACTGGCGTATCAGAAACCGATGATCTGCCTACAAGGCGGCAATGGCGGTAATAACCACCACAGCAAGATAACAGACACCCGTTGCATGGATTTGTCGAGAGCGCTTTTTGTCTATCCGGACAACTATTGCCGCTGTCAGGAAATGAAGCACGACTGTGATAAGACGATAAGCAATTTGCCCGACTTGGTGCGACCGTTTATCAATAATGTTTGGTTTGAGGCAAGGAAACGGGTAGCAGCATGAAAACCTTCGATGACGAAATTAATTCCGGCCTTGTCTGGATTCCTGAGTTAGGAATGGGCCGTTATCCGGTCCCTAAAGAGCGACCGTACGACGAGGGCTACTTTTCCCGGTACCGCGAAATGGCGGATACGCAATTGGGGCGTGAACTGACCGCTGCCCGTATCAGGCTGGTGGGGCGTCACTATGGAAGCGGCACGGTGCTGGACGTGGGGATCGGCGCTGGCCAGTTTGTGGAAACCAGACCGAACACACAGGGCTTTGATGTAAATCCTGCCGGGATCGAGTGGTTACAGCAGCGCGGCCAGTGGGCAGACCTTTATGCTGATCACTATCCGGTGCTGACGTTCTGGGACAGCCTGGAGCACATTGATCGCCCTGACATCGCTGTTGGAAAGGCCGATAAATGGGTATTTGTCTCGGTACCACTGTTTGACAGTGGCGACGACATTCCACGCTCGAAGCATTTCCGGCCAGACGAACATATCTGGTACTGGACGCGAGAGGGGCTGGTGAACTGGTTTAAAGAGCAGGGATTTACTCTTGCTGAGGGTAACGATATCGAAACGCAACTTGGTCGAGAGGGTATCGGTAGTTACGCATTTTTCCGGAGTTAGTTCAGCAGTTACTACAGAGCGTCATTACGATGGCGCTTGATAGTGATTGTTTTAATAGTAGGAAGGTGGGCGACCGTTGGTAGTTGGAGCTACCGACGGCCATTCATACCCACAGTAGCGGTCATGAGTACGAACCAAGGCCCACTTGCTCTCGAGAGCAGGGCCATAGTATTGGATCCTCGGAAATGACCAAAGAAAAAAATCGTTTATCGCTTGCGATTGTTTACCGATCGCTCGATTCGTTGATTGCTTATGCACGAAATACTCGTACGCACACTGATGATCAGGTGCGAAAAATCTCAGATAGCATCGAGGAGTTTGGTTGGACAAACCCAGTACTGATTGATGAGTGCGGCGAGATTATTGCTGGTCATGGTCGGGTTATGGCGGCTGAGCTGTTGGCTTTCGATGAGGTTCCATGCATCGTTCTTGCTGGGTTGAGTGATCAGCAGAAAAGAGCCTACCGCATTGCCGACAATAAATTGCCGTTGAGCGCTGGCTGGGACGACGATATGTTGCGCCTGGAGCTGGCCGATTTGCTGGATGCTGATTTCGATATCTCGTTAATAGGTTTTGATGAAGCTGAATTGGATGCGTTGTTCGCGAATATCGAACCGCAGGCCCCGGACGAGGATCCGTACACAGCAAAGATCGACACGCCGGTTTATGAGCCATCGGAGGTTATGCCGGCCATTTCCGAACTATACGATGAAACAAAAACGCGAAGCCTGGTGAAAAACATCAAGGCCGCGAACCTTCCGAAAGAAATAGCTGCATTTCTGATGAGTGCCACCGAACGCCATACCGTTTTCAACTTCAACAAAATCGCCGACTACTATGCCAATGCGCCGGCAGAGGTCCAGGCATTATTTGAAGAGTCCGCCTTGGTGATCATTGATTACAAGCAGGCTATCGAGAATGGTTTCGTCCACATGACCAAAAACATGGTTGATATTGTGTACGGGGATGAGGAGGACGGCGATGCGTGACGATTTCTGCGCCTTCATACTCACTCATGGACGACCCGACAAAATTTATACTTATCGGCACCTGAGAAAATCGGGATACACCGGTAAAATTTATATCGTCATCGATGATGAGGATAAAACCCGTCAGCAGTATATCGAGCAGTTCGGCAGCAATGTGCTGATTTTCTCGAAGTCGGATATTGCCAGTCGGTTTGATGAGGCGGACAACTTCGGTGATCGCCGGTCAATTTTCTATGCTCGCAATGCCTGTTTCGATCTCGCGGAGAAAGTGGGGTGCAAATACTTCATTCAACTGGACGATGATTACACCGCATTTCAGTTTCGTGTCGATAAAGACCTGAATGCAGGTTATACGCTGGTTCAGAACCTCGACGCCATTTTGGGCGAAATGTTGACATACTACGAAGCGATCCCCGCAACCACAATTGCTATGGCTCAAGGTGGCGATTTTCTCGGTAGTGGCGGTGATAAAAATGCAGCCTGGCTAAAGCGTAAAGCGATGAATAGCTTCATCTGCTCAACGGACAGGCCATTCGCATTTATGGGGCGTGTTAACGAGGATGTGAACACGTATACCAATCTTGGCAGGCGTGGTGAGTTATTCATGACGGTTGGGGCCGTCCAGCTATTGCAGAAGCAGACGCAGGCTAACTCTGGTGGCATGACAGAGCTATACCTGGACGCAGGGACGTACGTTAAAAGTTTTTACTCAGTGATGTTCTCACCGTCATGCGTGAAGATCTCACTGATGGGTGCCACTCATAAGCGCATACACCACAAAGTTTCGTGGAATAACACTGCCGTAAAAATACTGCACGAGAAATACCGAAAAGCCCCCTGTATAGAAACGGGGGTGGTGCATGATCCCTTACCGCAAAGTTGAGTCGCTCGCCGCTTGCCGGATGAACGAACAACAAATTGCCGACGTGCTGGATATTGACCTTGTAGTACTGAAAAAGGAACCAGGGGCGATTGCTGCATTTCGTGAGGCCATCCGAAAAGGGCGAGCAAAGGGAGAGGCGGAAATACGGACGGCGCTATACAGGAAAGCTAAAAGCGGGGATCCGCGAGCATTTCAAGAACTGCTGAGGCGAGAGAGACAACAGGACAGTGAATGATGAGCAAGCCCGACTGGAAGGAGCTGCAATCTCAGTTTGCTGCTGCTTACGCCAGTACGGGAATATCTCCGAAAGAATGGTGTGAACAGCGCGGACTGAATTACAACAATGCCCGGCGTTATATAAAAAATCCTGCGCGGAAAAATGCGCAAAAAAAAACTGCGCAGAGTCCTCAGGCGGTAGTTACAGCACAGGGTGGGAAAGAAAATAACCCTGCCTTAAATTGCGCAAAACCAGATCCGAAAAGATCTCATTTCTGCGCAGATCTGACAGATAAGGAAAATCTGTTCGTCTCCTACTATCTCGAATGCCGCAATAAGTACGAGGCCTATAAAAAGGCCGGGTATACCGGTGGCGATCGGAATGCCAGGATGCTCTATCGTAAAACCTCGGTAGCGAGGGCCATCAATCAGGGCATTGAGCAGTTGAGCGAGCAGGCAATATTAAGTGCTCAGGATATTCTCAAGCACTGGCATGAAATTGCCATTGCGGATCCCGGCGAGATTTCGCAGATGCGCCGGTGTTGCTGCCGGTATTGCTGGGGGGAGAATTTCCTGTACCAGTGGCGCGACATTGAAGAGTTCGACAAGGCCGCAGAAAAAGCCACGAAAGACAGTAAGCCAGAGCCTGAATACGGTGGCCTTGGATTTGTCCCCAACGATGACCCGAACCCTGATTGCCCGAAATGTGCTGGTGAAGGCCTGGCCGATGTCCATCTGTCCGACACCCGGGATGTTGTAGGGCCTGCTCGCCGGCTTATTGCTGGGGTGAAGAAAACCAAGTTCGGCATTGAGGTAACTACTCGCGATCAGGATGCCGCTTTAAAAAACCTTGCTGCTTTCCACAATCTTGCTTCCAGCGAACAGGATAGAGAGCTACGGCTTCTGGAAATCGAACGCGTTCGCCTGAGTAACGAGAAAATAAAAGCTGAGATCGAAAACCTGCGCAATGGACCGAACGGTAACGAGCAGATCATTATTCACAATTCGCTGAAACCACCTGGCGCTGAATAATCAGGGGGAATCGTGGCGGAAATTTTCTTACCGGAATTGCATTCCGAGCAACTGCGTGTCTGGACTGAAGGTTCTGAGCACCGATACAACGCCATTCGTTGTGGTCGCCGTTGGGGTAAAACCGTGATGTTGGTTGATATAGCGGTAAGCTATGTCACCAATAAATTCGTAATACCCGGAACAAAGAGATCGATAGCCGGACGCGTGGGGATTTTCACCGCGCAATATCGTCAATATCAGGAAATCTTTGACGAGCTGGTTGAGTATCTTAAGCCGCTGATTAAAACGCAGTCGCGTAGTGAGAAGCGAATCCTGCTGAAGAATGGCGGCAAGATAGACTTCTGGGTTACTGACGATAACAAACTGGCAGGGCGTGGCCGCAAATATCATTGCGTGCTGATCGATGAAGCTGCGTTTACCAAATCACCGGAAATGCTGGAAGAAATCTGGCCCCGTGCTATCAAGCCAACACTGGTGGATTATCGCGGTCGTGCCTGGGTGTTTTCCACCCCTGACGGTATCAACGACCAGAACTTTTTCTACGCCATTTGTAATGACCCGGCACACGGGTTTCATGAACACCACGCGCCATCTTCATCCAACCCTCACCTTCCTGCAGATGAACTCGCGGAGATAGAGAGGACTATAGACCCCCGCGTATGGCAACAGGAATTTTTGGCCAAGTTTATCGACTGGTCGAAAGAAGCATTGCTGGATGTCAATAATCTGCTGGTGGACGGCCTGCCTGTTGAGATGCCCACTACCTGCGACATTATTTTCGCAGTGGCGGATACCGCGCTGAAAGGCGGTACTGAAAACGACGGGACCGGGTTCGTTTACTTCGCCTATGAGGAAACCTACTCAGAGCCGCGGCTGACGATTATTGACTGGGATGTTACGCAGATTAAAGCGTCTCTGCTTCCGGAGTATATGCCGAGCGTCTATGACAACCTTGAACGGCTGGCAAAGATTTGCCGCCCTCGTCATGGGAGTCAGGGCGTTTTTATGGAGGACGCCGCAATGGGGGCCATCCTCAACCAGAAGGCCGAAACCGAAGATTGGGATATGAAGCCCATCAAATCGGTTTTGACGTCTAAGGGGAAAGACGAAAGGGCAGTTTTAGCTTCCGGCCATCACTGGCAAGGAAAAGCGAAAATCGCCAAACCTGCTTTCGATAAAACGGTCGAGTTCAAGAAAAAGACCGCTAACCATCTCTGGCGTCAGATTGCTGGTTTCCACCTGGCTGACCCGAAAGCGCATAAACGCGCTGATGACCTTTTCGACTGCTACACGTACGGCCTGATCATCGCGTTCGGGAACTACGAGGCACTGTAAACAGGGACTTCTGTAATGGCAGAAATTCATATCAACAATAATCTCAGCTCTGAACTTGCAGAGATACTCGAAAGCGACGCTATCCAGCCAGGCACTGATGTTGGCTACCAGACTTGCAAGCTCCTCTGGCAGTTCCACCCCTTAGGGGGAAAGTTGGTAGAAAAACCGATCAACATGGCGATGTGTAAGCCGCGTTCATACAACGTCGAGACTGACCCGGATGAGCGTGTTGTTCGCCAATTCAGCGAAGTGTGGGAGCGGATGGGGTTGAACGAGAAGATAAAAAACCTCTTTTTCGTCTCACGTTGCTACGGTGCTGCCGCTATCGGCATAGGTACTGATGGGGCATCTTGCAAAGAGCCCATTCCTACTTTTGGCCTACGTGAAGAGGACGTTTATATCAACGTCTGGGATCCGCTTAATGCTGCCGGCTCGATGGTGACAGACCAGAACCCAAACAGTCGATTCTTTCAGCAGGCTAATGCCACCCTGAAGATTTCCGGGAAAAACTGGCATCCCTCACGCACCCTGAAAATTTTTAACGGGACGCCGATTTATCTGGAATACCAAAATTCAACCTTCGGATTTACTGGCCGCAGCGTGTTCCAGAGGGTTCTCTACCCCATGAAGTCCTACATCGGCACCATGGTGGCGAATAACCTGGTGGCTAAAAAAGCGGGTGTTTTGGTTGCCAAAACGGAGCAGAACGGCTCAGTGGCCAGCGGCATCATGGCCGTAGCAACAGGGAAGAAAAGGGAAAACGTCAAAATTTCCGAAAACGAAGGGGTGCTGAGTATTGGCAAAAACGACAGCATTGAGTCACTGAACCTACAAAATATCGACAAAGCTTTGAATGCGGCGCGGGACAACATTATCAGCGATATTGCGGCTGGCAGCGATGTTCCCGCGATGCTCATCAAAGAGGAGGCCTTTTCTAACGGCTTCGGTGAGGGGAAAGAAGATTCCAAGGCGATCAGCCAATACGTTGACGGGGTTCGCCAGGTTATTGAACCGGTGATGGATTACTTCGAACGCATGGTGCGGTACATCGCCTGGAGCGAAGATTTCTATAACTCTTTGAAAAACGACTTCCCTGACATTATCACGGAGGATTACCAGACCACGTTCCAAATGTGGGAGCGTGAGTTTGATGCTCAATGGCAAGAGCTGGTGGAAGAGTCTCCGGACAAGCGTAGGGAAAGCGACAGTAAGGTTGTGCAGCAGGCCGCTGGACTGTTTGCCATCCTCGCGCCGCAACTCGATCCCATTAACCGTGCGATGGCTGCTGATTGGCTTTCCAGCGTGACTAATGCTACCGAAACCTACGGTGATTCTCCGATGATTATCGACAAGGACGCTCTTTCGAAATATCAGCCCCCACTACCGCAGGATCTAAATAATGGCGGACAAACGAATCAGCCGAACGGGGAAGAAGAGGAAACCTAAAACTCTCTATGAGGTGCTGACTGATGCGATTAACTACTACGTCGAGAAAGGATGGGACAACGAAAAATCGTTGCTCTCATGGAGTCAAAAACTCCGGGTATCGGCAAGTCGAGAGTCACCCAGTAACGATGTAACGCGTAAGCACCTCACCTCTATCTACAGTCGCCTCGTCATTGATGGCGGTGCGCTTCGGGACCAACCACCGGATGGGCCTACAAAAGTCACCCTCGACAAGATTAAGCCTGATCTCCGTAAAGAGCTGGATAAGCGCATTTTCGCAAGCGCGAACCTGATTAAGCTCAATCGCGACCAAGCTATTGAACGCACCGTGCAACGCTTTCAGGGGTGGGTGACGTCCATCCCGCCTGACGGGGTCAGTGAAGTCGACAAAAACGAACAGAAAGCAGCGTTCCGCAAGTCAATTACTGACCTGGACTATATCAGCCGCCGTGTGGCGATAGACCAGGGCCACAAGTTGGCGAGCAACGTGAAGTATCTCCTATCAATTCAGGGTGGTGCCATTGGCTTTCGCTGGCATTCCCCCTGGCGCAGGCCTGGCTACAACTTCCGCGAAGACCACAAGCAACGCGACACGCTCATTTATCTGGTGCGCGATTCGTGGGCTGTAGATCAGGGGTTAATTAAGCCGGTGAACGGTTATTACGACGAAATCACCGCTGCCGGCGAAGAGGTGTTTTGCAGTTGCCAGGTATTTCCCATTTATGCCCCGCAAAAGCTGCCAGATGAATTTTTAACGGAGAAGGGAAAACGTGAATTTAACCGAGCTTGAACTGGCACAGCGAATACGGGACGGCACCGCGCCGTCTCCGGTGAAGTTTTCAAATATGTGGCTGGTGAATCTGCGCATCACCGGCACTGGATTGGCCTACCGCACTGGTCTGAAAGAGCACGTATGGCGCGATCCAAAACTCTATCTCAACGAGGAGTTTTTGGCTCGCTGCAACGGGCTTCCGGTCATTGCTAATCATCCCACCGGCGCAGTCCTGACCGAAGTGGATTTCACCGAGCGAATTGTAGGTAGCGTCATGCTGCCGTACATCCGCGGTGATGAGGTATGGGCGGTTTGCCGCATTTACATCAAAGACATCGTTGAGGCGATCGTCAAGGGCAAGGTATCAACCAGCCCGTCGGTCATTTTCAATAGCGAATCCGGGAATGTGGAGGTAATGGACGGCGACACCAATTTTCTTATCGAAGGTGTGCCATTCCTGCTCGACCACATTGCTCTGGTAACAGAGGACCACGGCTCTTTGGGAGTGTGGGACAAAGAAAAGATCCCCGCTGGGGTCGAGGTTTCTAACACAACAGGTGACATTGATATGGACGAAAAACAGCTCGAAAGCATCATCGCGAAGGCAGTCGGCGACGCGTTGGGCAGCGTGAGTAAAGGGTTTGAAACAATCTCGGCGCGAATGGATTCGCTGGAAAACGGCTTTAAGGCGCGAGCTGACGCTGAGGATACGGAAAGGAAAGAAGCGAAGGAAAAAGCCGCTCAGGACGAAAAGAAAAAAGCTGATGCCGCTGAAGAAGAGCAAAAAAAGGCTGATGAAGCTGAAGCTCAGAAAAAGGCCGAAGAAAAGGCCAAGGCTGACGAGGCCGAAGAGGAACAGCGTAAGGCTGACCAGGCTAAGGCTGATGAGGAAAAGGCCTTGGCGGATGAAGCGGATAAAGCTAAGTCCGATTCCGATATGACCGACGCAAGGGTTAAGGCTGACTCGGCCTATGTTGCATGTGGCAAGCAGGCACCAACACCATTTTCTGGTGAACGCCCACTGGATTACCGCAAGCGCGTACTGATCGGCATGCAAAAACACTCCGACAAGCACAAAGACGTGAATATTCGCGCTATCGCTGATTCCGCGACTCTTTCCGTGCTTGAAGAGGCGATCTACAACGAGGCGCGTAAATCCATTGAAAACGACATGAACAATACGCAAGGCCAATTGCATCAGCGTGTTCGTATGGATGAAGCAGGGCGTCGCATTACCGAATACCAGGGCGACCCGAACGTCTGGTTAGCTGCATTTAAAACGCCGGGGCGTCGTCTCGTCAAAATCAACACACCAGGGAGCATGAACAACCATGGCTGATATTAATTTCGCACCCTTCAAAACGCAGGGTTCATTCTCCGGCAGTTTCAATGTCGAATCTCGTGGCCTGACTCAGGGCGACGCGCATGACGATCCAGCCATCCGCCTGCAATTGTGCTCCGGTACGCTGGCCGATGATCTCGACGCGCCTGTATGGGGCGGTATCGGTGTTGTTGAATGCATATCTACTGTTGAAACCAACGTGGGCGGCTCAACCATCAAGAAAGCGACCGCTTCGGTATGTAACGCGTTTACGGTGTTTAACCAGGCGTATCACGGTATTACCACCGCAAGTAACCCGGTCCCGCTGTATTTGGCTGGTGGCTCGGTTCACTACTATCGCATGGGTTCCGGTGCTCGGATCCCATTACCTATCAGCGCAGCAGTAGCCGCACTGGCAACGGGTGATGATCCGGTTGGTGCCGATGGTTTCGTGTGGGATATGACGGCAAATTGCGTGGATGTTTACTCCAGCGGTTCGTCTTCCAACCCGAAAGTGAACATCAGTCTGTTGATGGTCTCCACTCAGGGGAACCTCACAGTTAAAAAAGAAACCAGCGGCAACGTGGTCTGGGAAAACAACAAGCCTTGCGGCCTGTTCTTGATTTAAGGAGTCAGTAATGAGCGCATTTGCACCAGCGGTTACCACGGTATCGCCATCAATGATGCAACCGGACATCGTCATGCAATACAGCATGGCTTCCGGTGCTTTTGAAATCCTGCCGGGCGGCGCACCGTCCGCACGTATCGGATCCAGTGACCTGGTTGTTTACCAGAAATATCTGCGAGCTACGACTCAGGCGCATGTCGGTCAGTCTCTACCAGGACAGTTACCTTCTGCGAGTATCGTCCCAAGTTACGACCAGATGATGACCTATCGCATCTCAACCCGCTCTCAGTACAGTTACCTCGATACTGATGCGGCAAGCCGTTGGGGCTACTCACTCAACAGCGGGTTGCAACTGGCAAACCGTCAGGGCCACGCACAGCAGTTGCGTAACATGCTCATCTACGGCGTAAAGGCATCCAATAATGAGGGGATTGCTAACTCGCCAAACGCAACCACAGTCAATCTGGGCAGCGATAGCCATGGCAGTGACTCCTACACCACCTGGGACTCTGGTGAGATGGCGAAGTTTGTTCTTGGCCTGATTGCGGATCAGAAAACCAGAATGATGTTGTTGGGCCAAGCGCTGACTACCGTCGTTCTATGCCCTCAGCGCTTTATGAAGGCATTGGAATGGACCGGGGTTGTTGAACTGACCAGTTATCAACGTCCCGGCGGCGGTACTGAAACCGTCGGCACCATGATTAAAAATATCGCTAATGGTGCCAGCGGGGATGATGTGATCTTCTGCCAGGACGACACGCTGATCGGTAAAGGTGCTGGTGGTAATGATCTCATCATCGTTACTAACCCCGAGCTGGTGGTACCGGAAGCGCGTCAGGACATTAACACCAATATTTTCGCCACCCTGATGCCGAACCAAAAGGCCGTGAACGTGATGTTCTGTGATGTTGCGGCCCCAACGGAAATTCCTTCGCCTATGCCGGATGGTGGCATTACTACGCTGTACACCATGCGTTCTACGCCTGGTTGGAACTTCCGTTCTGAAGGCGTAACGCTGCTTTCCGCGAAATACGCGTAATACCCTCGTTGTCATAACTTGTGGATTTGGGGAGATAACACTCCCCATTTTTTTGAGGAAAATTCATGAAACTTTTTATCGCTAACTGCTCTCGGCAGGCACATAACTTCAATTACAAATTACCGGAAAAATCACAATCATTTGGCGTCACGATCCGAGCCGGTGGCCAGCATGTGATCGAAAACCAGTCAGATGTGATTCACCACATTATCAATCAGCATGAGCCTTATGGTTTCCAGCGTTGCGATAAGGTGGACAGCACGTTTTCGGGCATTTGCTATGCAATCGATAAGCCGGTCGCTGTAGGGAAAATCGTAGAGAATGCGGAGCAAAAAACCGAGAATCTCGATGACATGTCGCAAAATATTCTTGAGGCCAATGCGGTATCCCTGAGCAATGCCGTCGACAACGCAGTAATGCAAAGCGGTGAGATGCCAAAAGCTGGCGAAGTTCAGGTCGAGATTACTGGTGAAGCGGTAAACACCGATCAGGACAATGCGCCATCGTTGAAAAAGACCGTTAAGGTAACCAAATAATGACCTCGTTGCGCCCGACGTTTGAGGGGTTTCTCATCTTCGTTCGTGGCGTGATGGGCGTTCCGTTCACCGCCATCGCTAACGACAACCCAACGTTAAAATGCTGCTACAACGCAGCGCTGGAGATCGTGAGCGTCGGGATGGGTTTGTGCCAGCTCCCGACCATTCATACCGCCACTGTCTACAACGCGGGTGGCTCACTGCTGCTGAACCATGCCATTGATATACCACCCAGCACCTATTTTACCGATATGCGTACAAAAATCGGGATCGGGAAAAAAGTGAACGGGCTGATGACAGCAGCCTCAGACCAAGGAACATCGGGTTCGACGGCTATCAGTGACGCTATGAGCAACTTGACGCTGGCTGATCTGATGATGATGCAAGACCCCTATGGCCGGCAGGTTGTTGCCGTGCTAATGGAAATGGGTCCGCTCTGGGGGTATACGCCATGAAAGTCTGCCTGGGGGTTGTCGATATGCCATATGACTATGGCGACACCTCCGCAACCACGTATGAGGTCGCTGAAGCCCTTCAGGATAATTATCAGTTGTTCACTCACTTCTGGGAGGAACATCAGGACACCATATTGCCGGAGGTTGGGGAGGCCTTGGCTTATTCCATCATCAACCATATCCAGCATGGTGCGCCACTCACCAGTGGGGAACTGTTGGGGGAAACGATGCGGTCATTTAACATTTTTCTTGAACGTGAGGAAATGGCGGGGCTGTCCGTCGATAAGGTCCCGACCCATGCCGCTCTGGAGGGGAGAAATTCCCGCCTGAAAATCGAACAGGGTGAGCGACGCCCATCCTTCATTGATGGTGGTCTCTTCAAATCATCATTCATCGCGTGGATAGACAACGATGCCGAGTCTTGACGAAATCGCCGAAAACACCGGCACTCAACTCTCCGCAGTCCTCCAGTCCGCCGTAGAAACTATATCCTCCAGCCAGCAGATCACTTTTCGTCTCTACGTAAAGCAGGTATTGCCGCTGGACGGTTTCGTGTACTGGGTGAACGCGGCAATCATCAACAAAGACGAACTGGCACGCCTGGAGGTCGACAGCCTGCACATGGTGGCGATAAACGGTAGTTTGCACCGCCAGGTAGTAACTGAACAATCGGAGACGGTTTCCCGCGCCGTGAACAGCATCATTTTCACGCCAACGGAAAAAATCGATGATTTCAATGCTGAAAGCCCAGACGCTATCTATCTGGGGGAGTATGCCGGCACGCAATTCGCCTTTTCACGGATGGATAGCCGATATACCCAGGCAGGGATCTACCACTACCGGGGCACCGCGATACTGCCCACAATGCGGACGCAGATCATCGACAGCCCCGATGATATTTCTGACGAACTGGTGCTTTCCAACAGCACGCCGATTTGGCTGGCCCTGAAAAAATACGCAACGGTTTACCCGTCATTTCTTTCCCCGGCGAACCTGAAACCCCCGTATATCGTCGCTGATGTACGAGATACTCACCCACTCCAGATGGCCCCACTCATGAGCGCTAGTGCTCGCTGGCAGCATGTGCAGGACCGCGTGAGGGTCACACTGTACGGCATGAGTAATGCCGATGTGCTGGCCTACCTCGATTATGTGGTGTCCTCCGCGTTGGAGGATGAAAATTTTGGCATTACCAACCTGCCGGTAGTCACTGACGGCAAAGCTAACCAGGTTGAGATCACCGCGCTGGCGAAACAAAAATTCATCGACTTTGACGTCAATTACTACCAGGCGACGACGCGCGATATTTCCAGACAGCTCATCAAAGAAGTCATCTTTAATTACGAGGTCGAATAATGGCTTACAACATTGTTACGGTTAACGTCTCGCAGACCATTGGTGCCACACCGTCCAATCTGCAACAGATGTCCGCCATCATTTCTGTCGGGTCCACGCTACAGAAGCCAGGTGTGCCGGTACTGATTACTCAAAACTCTGAAATCACGGATCTGGTCAAAAATGCCATTGGTTCGCTGAAGGCCGAAGCGGCTTCGTTCGGTGCGGATGTGACGATGAAGTTGCCCGATGGCGTTATTATCGAGCGGGAAATTGGCAGTGAAATCGAAATAACGGTCAGTGGTTGTTCACCGGCAAAGTGGAACGGCACCTATACGGCAACACTAACGGCACCAGGCACCCTCACATGGATTTCCCTTGAAGATCTGTCTGGCGAGCCAACAACGCTTGGCACGTTCGCTATGGCTGGCAGCGACGACTTGGTCACGGCGGTGAACACTTTCTTCGCTCAGGGTAATTCTGTCGGTACTTACTTGCTGGAACTTGGCTATCTCGAAGGCGTGGTCAAGGGTGAAGTGGCCGCGTTGAAAACCTATATGGAGGAGCCGCTCAAGGCATTCTATGCGTATCTGGTACCGGCAACTTGGGATAAGGATCCGGATTTCATTACGCTGACGAAGCTGTACACAGCGAATGAGGCGAAACAATATTTCTTCGTGTTGACAGATGTACCGACGGACAGCAATTACCTCACGCCGTACGACAATATCAAGTCGGTGATTGCTGTGAACGATGACACTTACCCGACAACGAACGCTGCCGCTTCGGTTATGTGGAATTTAGTCTCCGCGTCGCCATCGGAGATCAACAAGGTTCCACCAATGGCATTCCGCTTCCTGCAAGCCGTGAATGCCAATCAGGCCAAAGCGTCAATCCTCGCCACGATGACGAAGCAAA